TTATTTAAGTGCCTTTCTATTTCCAGCCTGCATTCTAGTGTATATTGTTCTAGGAACTGGTTCTGCTTCGAAGTTTATACTAACAGCAGCCTCGGAATTAATCAAAACATCATCAACGATTTCATCACCGTCTCTGTCTTGCCAGCCACCTCTAAATACTGCAACTTCTTCTTTTTCCATTATAATGTCACCCCATTGATCAAGGCCCTTAACAGTATAAGGTATTTCAGTGGTGTCCGTAACAGGTACTACTTTAACATCTTCAATTCTTTTAAAGTAAACATACTTTTGTTTACCATTACCAACAGTTTCTAACGTCACGGGCTCTTGTGGAGCAATTGTAACATTAACTGATTCATAATAACCTAATCTTCTAGCAGTCTCTTCAGTTTCTGAAATAAATCTAACGTTAACTGCATCAATACCTTCAATCTCTTCTAAGATATAGATGATATCAGATTTTGGTAGTTTATCTCTTCTTGTAATATTCAGTAAATATTCAGACACTTTAGCTCTAACTGCATTATAGATTTCATCTTTAGTGTAACCTTCGAAATATCTAATATTAATATCAATACTATAATATCTTACTTGTGGCTTAACAAAAACAACTTCAGTAGTTACCATTTGTTGGCCACTATCTTCAAGAACTTTATGCATTGCATCATACTCGCCCTGATCTAAAAACATCTCTTCTTGTGGTATTGTAAAATAGTCTTGATTTTTAGCCAATTTCTTTTTAATATCTGGTACTGCAAAAATATAGATAACATTATCGTCATCTAAATATTGATCATCGGTTGTGTTATATGCATCTATATAAGAGAACATGTTATACCTTGATAAGAAATATTCATAATTGTCTGGCGTTGCCAGTACAAAAGACTTACTTGCCATCGGAGTCATAATCTTAGTGAATTGTGTATTCTCTCTATCACTGCCCATTTTTGGTGATGAAGTAATAGTTACGTCTAAGAATTCATTTAAGTCATGTTCAGTTCCATTTGAATCAGTACCCGTTGCATCCCATTTAATAGTTAAATCCGGCGAATCATCAAGATTACCAGCTAAACCTCCGTGTTTTACATATTCTACTTCAATAATTGCACCAACCGGTGGCACCATACCAAAACTACCATTACCAAAATAAAGGTCTAGACCTCCACTAATTCCTGTTTTAATTAAGTATGCCTTTTCATTTGAACCTAAGTCATATAATGAATTGTGTTTGGTCCAAAGTTCACCATTAACACTAACCGCAACTTTGCTGTGATCAGTAATACCACCAGTATTAATACTAAATGACTGCAATTTATTACCATCACTGGTTACTGTTTGTTTTTCAAATTTACCTTGAATAATAGCAGTCTTAAATGAATTGTAATTTGTTTTCTCTAATTTAAACTTATCTTTAGAATTTAAAAGCGTGTATGTTAGGCCATTAATATCAAATTTAAGTTGAGCTCTTGCATCTATGTTTAACGAATTCCCGGCTACTTTACTTAAATCAGCTCCCGGTTTCCATCTAAATTCAATTTCACCAGTTGCTGCAAAACCCCTGGTTGCATCATGACCAGTTAATCTAGCCATTCCATAAATAGACTCCGGCTGTTGTGCAGTGTATATGTTCTGCTCTACTACAGAATCTTCAATATAGAACATGATTAATTCTACCATTTCTGATAGAACACTGATTATTTGTGCGAATGGAGATGCCACGGTAAATAGAGTATTAGCTCTATTGTACACTCTAGAAATATAGGTTCTCGCATCGCTAGTAATATTATCAGCGCTGGTTCTAATTGTACTTAAAAATTTTAATTCGGCCATTATTTGTCTTTACTTTTTTATAGCATACTTACTTTAATAGCATATCTACTATCTATCGTAATATCTATATATGCAATATCTCTAACTTCACCTTTCATAAAATTCACCTCAGTTTTAATGTTATATTTTGTCGCAAGCGGACAATAGTGATTTATTTGATCAGTTATTCTAGATCTTATGTTGTGTTCATTTGATCCAAAGTCATATATAAGTTCCTCTAAACCGCAACCAAAATTAGGAGTACCCATTACCTCTCGCTTATTAGTGAATAGCAACGTTTGTATCTGCGTGATCAACATTTCTATCTCACTATTAGTCTGAACCTGTGTTTCATCGTAATTCGGGTCGCTCGGATATTTTATATATAGTTCCATTTATCTATGTATCTTATTTATTTAAGAGTGCATCATCCAATCAACACCTTCATCTCCTTTGATCTCTTCGTCAATGGCTGCTAACTCATCATCTCCCATGGATTTAATAGCATCGTAATCAAAATCAACATTTCCGGGTAAAGCAAATTTAAAAATACCTAATTTAGTACCGATTGATTGTTTAATTTTAGCACTAACATATCTAAAGAAAATTTCATCGCTATATAGCGCACAATCTGGTATCGTCTCATACACCTCAAGAATAACATCTCCTTTAGGTGTATCACCTAAGAATTTTAATTCACCGGTTAAACTTGAATAATTATATGATATGGGATTCTCTAGAATCTGTCTAGATAAGTCTGCCATCGAAGCATTCAATACATAATATTGTAATTCTTCTGCAGCCTCAGCCATTCCAGAACCTTCATACATACCTCTAAATAGCATTCTTTCCATAGAAAAGTCAGAACCAGATTGGAATCTTAAATCCATTCCACCACCGCCGCCATTCCATCCAGAAGCTAAGTCATATAAACCATAAACCGAGTATACTCCACCGCCACCATCTAAACCAGGGCCTGGTAAATTAAGTGCTCGGTGTGATTTAAAGTAATCAGTACTAAATACATTACTTGGTATATGATAGAAATTCTCTTTTACAGAGTACTCATATTTTTTATAGAACCATTTTTTAGCTCTCTTAATAATATTAATGATTTCTTTTTGTGGTAGATTGATAGGAACCATACAGGCTCCAGTAATATCATCTGCTACTTCGTCTAAGAATAGATTTAAACAGTTAGGATCAAAATACCTTCCGGTAGTTAAATCATTATTTGAGCCGCTTATAATTTCACCCATTTTTTATTTATTTTATTTTTTTACTTACAACAATTTCTGTTTCTTCAAACCTAGCATCTTTGCTAGTGAAGCCCTCTCTAAATATACCACCTATCATTTTACCCCTAAACATAGTGTCTCTGCCGGCAACATAACAGTTGGTTAATTCACAACTACCATGCGTATAACTAGATTCAACTTTAGAGTCTTTCACTTTAGTAGCTCTATATAAACTACCCCACATAACAGCAGAACTCGTGATATTGCAGTTATAAAAACTACAATTAGTTAAATTACCTGCAAGTTCACAATCAATAAATTCAAAATTTTCTAAAAGATAAACAGTTGGAAATTTACCATCTTTAACCTGTACCGCGCCATAATCTGAATCGTAGTTTATAACACCAGCGGTCATTGATCCATTTACAATAAGATCCATAACTCTATTTTTAAACCTTTCCCATTGTACTCGTATAATAGTTGGATTATCTTGTAGATCGACTAATATTTGTATATCTGGCCAGTGCTCAGATACTTTAGAGTAATCTTTGAGCATATCCATTATGGGTTTATTCTTATTTATAATTCTCTGTAATTCAATTTTATTTTCAGCAGTAAAACGAGGATCGTTACAAGAGTTCCACATTTGCATTAGGAACCTTTCAATTAGGTATAAAATATTATCCGTTTTTTCCTCATAATCTGCACCACCCAAATATCTAAACTCAAGATAGTTCTTTTCTTTTTTAGAAAAGTTTATACCATAATATTTCGTATCGGCAAATTTAAAATTATTTGATGCTACTTGATTTGCATCAAAGTGAAATGCTTCCCATTTTGGCATTACCCATTTAATACTTTTAGCGTATGCTGATTTTTCTCTGTTTGGAAAAAACTTATAGATTTGTTGCTCATCAAAGTCTAAGATAAATTTAAGAACATTCATCTTAGAAATAAGTGCAGGATCCTCTAAATATTTTTTATCGAAAGATAAATTAATGTGGATTGACGCCCTATCATTGGTATATCCATTTTCAGATATCCAATTAAGCATTTTAATTACCATAATCCTAGCGTTTCTATACGGAATAGGACCAGTAACTAACTCGATTAGGCCTTTACCACCAGACATGTCTGGTTCCATTTTAAACTCTTCAGCTGAAGGTTGAAAATCAGAATGTGCCTTATCTTCTAACCTAATTTTTCGATCTAGAAGCTTTGCCAATGATTTTTGGGTAGCTTCTAGATCGAAATTAGAATAGAATTCAAACTCAACACCCATAAGTGCCGCGTTCAAAATTGATTCTCTTGAGGAATCTATAGTTAATTTTTGCATATTAAGATTATGATATTATCGTTTGAATATATATCACGCTCTCGATGCGATAGTTATTAAGGCATTTTCAAAAATACTTTCATTGACTCAACGTCAATTCTGGTAATTTGTACCGTGATTGGATCTCCGTTCTTAAATACGCTCATAACTTCTTCACCAACTTCGCTTACATGTAGTAGTCCAGTCACTCCTTCTTCAATACTAATAAATAAACCGTAGTCTTTTTTAGTTTTGACAGTAGCTTCAACTACTGAAGGAATTTGATATCTAGATTGAATATCACTCCATGGATTAACAGTAGCATTAGCCTTTTGAGTAAGTGTGATCTTAGTATCACTGATAATATCCTTAACGATAAATGTGATTTCATCACCAGGCTGAATCTGTCTAGCTTTGAATTTAATAAGAGTTTCCTCATCTAAGTCGTTATTATGGATCATACCAGTCAAACAACCATTAAATTCAACAAATATACCATATTTAGCAGTACCTGTTACATTACCTGTAATTTCAGCACCTTGATTTGCTTTTATGTTTTCAATCTCGTTTGGAATTAAAGCCTGTAGATATTTTCTGTGAGAAACTACCAATGTACCTCTATCTGGTGAGAAACTTACAGGAACAACATAGATTTCAGTACCAATAATAGAACTAAAGTCATGTAGTTTATTAATACCTGCTAATGAACCTGGCATAAAACAATCAATTCCCTGAATATTTACCATATAACCACCATTCTCAATCATATGTGTAACTTTACCAACCCATGCGGTTCCACCAACTTCAACGGCTTCTCTAAGATCCATAAAGACTCTGTGTTTTATACCACCGTTAATTGATCCGACTACATGTGAGTTGTTATCAGTTGAGGTAATTAAAACTGATGTTTCTTCACCCGGTTTTAAGGCTTGAATCGCAGCAGGTTCCTTATCATATTTAACATATATTAGTTCTCTGTAACCAATATCGACACTAATAAACTCTGAGCTAATACCATAAACCGTTCCAGTATGAATTTCTCCAACACCTACAATAGTTACCATATTACCCAAAGCAGCATCATGTGCGGTAAGCATGTCGTACATTTCTTGAGCATATGATTCTCTAGAAAAGACCTTATCGCCATTCATGGTTTTAATATGTGGATTTGGTTTTTTGGTTTTTGATGGGCAACTAGCTTCATAAGCATCCCACATGAAGTTTCCCTCTTCATCGTAATAATCATCCGATATATCACCACCATCTGATTTAAGATCTTTTAAGTTTTCGACCGTGATGTCTAGTTCTTCAACTTCTACAGTATTGACTTTAGTTTCGCCAATTCTGATCCTTTTGTTTTTTTCGTTGTTCATTTATTTTTATATTAAAGGTGTAACATATTATATATCTATTTATTTTTAGAAGACTACCGGTACAAAACCTACCATCGGCACGGGACCTACTGGTGTTGGTATACCTCCTAAATAGAGTAATTTAAATTCTAACAAGTGTAGAGCATATGCCGCGGCAACTGCTGTAGAAACCGCAAGTGCTGGTGGTTGAGGTGCTGGCAATACACTAAATGTTTTACCAGTATTCCAAGCTCTTCTAAGATTTTTAGCTAGTCTCTTTTTACCACCATAATAAATCGGTATATAAATACCAGTTAATGGTGGGGGAATTAAAGCTGGCAAAGCAGATGGTGATGGAGCAAATGGTTTAACTAAACACGCATACCAATACGCAATAGTTATTTCAGCCATTTCTTCATATGGATCTCCACCTGGCCAACTAAAATTTATATCAACATCCTCCTCTGCCGTGTCACATTCGTCAGCTGCTTTTTTAGCATCAATAACCTGTTGTCTTTGAAACTTAAAAATAGTACCGCCGGCGTTTGGGCTTATATTAATAATATCATCAGCTGACTTAACATTTTTAATGGCTCCGGGAATTTTTGCCCAATGTATATCGTACTCTAATTTTTCATATTGTGCCGTTACATATGTGTTGTCTTTTTTCCACCAAATCACTTTAGTATCGTCGGATACACCGTATTTAAAACTCATTTCAGATCCGTTGTCATATGAAAAAAGAGCAACTACATGGTCCGTTAAAATTTTAGGTCTTTTGCTTGGATAATCTGGCAAATTATGTTCCCTGTCAAAAGAAACCTGTATTTTGTATTCAGAGAGTGGACAGTCTGACATTTTAAAATTGTCTAAACCGGCTTCAAACGCCGAACTTACACCATCAACCAGGGCTTGCCAATCATATCCTGCGCCCTCTATATCTGTTCTAGCTTTTTCACTCACATTAACGTATGGAAATCTACCGACAAAATAAGTACCTCCAACCGCTCGCTGTATTTCAGTAAGATTATTGTACTTTGATTTACCTAAACTGGTGGCCCATAATTTATATTTGTCTTTTGCTTCTTGACTGGACAAATTGTGATATTGCTGTAATAATCTATTTGCAAATGACTTGGCCAAATCTGATACAGTTTCTGAACCGTCTAAACATTCAAACTCAAAAAATCTAAACTTATATAAGTTTAAACTCTGTTTGTAATCTTCAACAAATTTATTAAATTTCTTTTGTTGTTTCTTTTCTTCTTCGATTGGATCTGGCTCTTCAATGGGTTCTGGACAAAAATCGGCATATGCTGGATGAGACTCTTTGCCCATTTCAATTATATTACCGTCTTTATCTTTCTGGTCTAATAAAGGAATATCGCCCTCTCTTAATATTCTTTCAAACACCAAGCCATAACCCTGTTTTAAAAGAAACTCTGCCGCTGGATTATTAGTATGTGTTGCACCAAATGGTGTCATTGCTAATCCCTTTATTGCCTCTAGATATCTTTCTGCTACTCTTACACCAAAATCATATCGACCACTTAATGGGTTTAAATTAATAGCATTAATCATCGATGTCGGATCAGTCGTCAAGTTAGCATTAACTGGATTTCCGGGTTTAATAGATTCTATTAATTCTGAAGATGGGGGGAAAATAGGCACTTGATCCTTGCCAACTTTTGGCAGATCATAAGATACCATACCGCCACCCGGTTTAGTAAACGACTGCCCCGATATATCGGACGCTAATGCTGGTATAAATGATGGCCAAAGTGCGGGCATAATTATTTACCTTTTTGTTGATAGTTAATATGAGTGCTCGATAATTTTCCTACTGTTATTGGAGTTGGTGGCATTGGGGGTCCAGAAGGACCCACGCCAGTTGGATGTATATGTGCATTATAATCGTCTAACCACATTTGTAACCAATCCTGTAGAGATTGACCCCTCACTGCTGGTTCTGTTTCATCTGCTCCCGGCTCGCCCGTATTTGAAACGAATATATCACCACAGTCTAAGAACATTTTAGCATCTGTACTGATTTTTATAAATCCCTCTTCGTCCATTTGAATGATTGGGCGCTCTTTGGCACCGCTACCTCTTGTGATAACTAAACCATCTTCAGGAGAATGATAGATCCTTACGTTGCGCACAGCATCATATACTAGCGATATAACATCATGTGGTGCATCAGAAGTTTCTAAAATATCTGACTTAAGATCTGTATTTTGATCTATTTGAAACCAGTATTCAGGGTGGTAGATGTTACCGTTGTCAAAACGAACTGCAACAATATCACCAACTCTAGGTACTGCATGTGCACCAACTTGATCCCTATTCATAGGGGTTGCCCACGGAATTGCATCATCAGTTAGTTTATCAAATTTACCATAAACTTTAACCCTACATCTTCCGTTTAAAAGAGGATCTTCGTTAACTACAACTTCCCCAAGCCAGTGTTGATCCCTTAAATTATCTTTAAAAAGTTCATCAGCCATTATTCGTATACATTTTCGTTAAGTGAATTATCTGCACTACTGTCAACACCTGGTGTATAAACTCTTTCGCCTAAGTTTCCGTCTGGGCTACTATCAACAGCAGGACTGTCGTACATGTTATTAGGAGTAATATTACCCTTTTTAGGTTTATTAGATTTACTTTGTGTAAACTGTCTAGCTAAATTTATAACACCATTAATACTACCAGCTTCAAGTGCGGTATTAATATCACTGAGTGTTCCTAATGCACCACTAGCGCCATGTACATTATCTAAAATTAGCGCCTTTACTTTATCCATACCAGCATTCGCCAAACTAGCTGCCGCCCCCGTTAATCTTTCAGGATAAACAGCACCCATTGGATTTTTACCAAAACCAGGCAAACTATTTTTTAAATTATTAAATCTATTTACCAGCGAACCGGCGATACCATTTACCTTATCACTAATTGCATTCTGTGCATTTGCCAGTGGATTAAATGGAGACTCTGGATATAAACCATCTCCGGGTTTTGCCCCGGGTATAAGATCTTTATCATCAACTAACGATATATTTTCTCCGAATTTTTGATTAGTTAATAATGCAGTTTCCCATGTAAAACTTAATTTAGGTCTCTTTAATTCAGGCATCTTAGATGCATCTGCAAACATGTCTGCAATTGAATCTTGTTGCCATTCACAATGACCTAATTCAAACATTAAATAAGGTCTGGCATCTGCAGTAAATTGACTAACTAATCCAACATCAAATTTTCTACCATTTCTATCAATATTAGTTTCAGAACCTTTAGCTCTAGGAATTATATTTACAGATTTACCTTCTTTATTCTGAGACATTGGTGATCCATATAAATCTAAATCCCTGGCACCAGTATCTTGTTGAAATGTTCTAACTTCTGACATTACTATCCAAACCCTAAAACGTCTTAGGTTTTTAGGTAGTACTTCAATATATCTTTCATAATCATAACACGCCTTTTTATACAAAGACATTAGGCCAATTGCAGTTAATTCAATATTCTCTTCTAAACACTCAATATCGATTTTAGGTTTTTCAGAACCTCTCCAAGGCTCATCCATTTTACCGTATGTTTGTGTTAATTCTAGACCACTAACCTTTTGCCAAAACCAGGGCATTTCAGTATTAATCTTCATCAAAACCTTTTTAAAGTTTTCAAGATATGCAGCGTAGTTAGTTCCCATTGGACCATCGACAAACTTTTCTAAATACTCCTTTGCAGGACCTGACATCAAAGGAGAGTGCTCCTTATCTACAGTATCAAACATGAGAAAAAAACTAAGATAAGTCGGATCCTCATTGATCTTTCTTAAAATAGAACCTTTTCTAAATTCATTAATATGTTTAAAATCTGCCATATATTATGTATCCTTATTTTATTATCCTTATTTATTAGTAATGGTAACCGATGTTGTATTAGTAAACGTTTTACCTTCTGCTTGTATTGTAATAGCAAGATCGTATGTTTGGGGGTCAAACTCTCCTGTTTGTGAGAGATCCAACACCCACGTTCCATTCTTTTTAACTCGCATTCCGTAAGACGGACCGATTAATGTATCATCTATCTCTGCTTCCCAAAAATCAAATGCTGCAACTTCTTTATTTGCAGTCCAAGTACCTTCAAATACACCATATGTGCTATTACCAAATGTAGCCTGAATATCTTGTTCAGATGTGGTTTTAGTAAATCCTATTTCTATTTCTAATTCAACATCTGGAGTCGGTTCAGGTGTCGGTTCAGGTGTTGTTGCCGGAGTCGGCTCTGGAGCAGGTTCTGCAGCTGGACTATTCTCTTTAATATTTTCAGCCTTTTCTTCATCAGTAGCATCTTCTAAACCAGGTGGATTAATTAGGTTTTCAGTTCTAGTTGGCCATTCTCTCCTTAATAAAGTTACAACTTGTCTAGTACCTTCATTATTATAAGTATAAACTATATCTTCTATTATGTAATATCCAGATAAAAAAGTATCTAATGCTTGTTTAGGTAATCTATCTGGATCCATATCCGGATCCGCTCCTAAATCAAATGGCTCATCTTTGTCCATGCCGAGTTCCTTTTTATCTCCTTTGATTCTCTCGTTTTGATAAATAGATTTCTCATCAACGTGATACATTAATACCGGTATTTTTTGATATTTATACAACGATGGATTAAATGAGTTCAATGTAACCTCTAGTTTCATTTTCTGAACCTCCATCTCATTTTGTTTATTATGCAATTGCGCAAACGCTGCATTAGGGTGAACATTACCTAAACCATCGTCACCAGCTTCTTGCCTACCAATGTATTTATATTTAACTTGATCAACATGTCTAGCATCATTTCTGTTACCTCTTAATGGCTCTTCTAACTCTTTTAAATCATTACCCCCGAGCGGCTCGATTCTAAATTCTTGTTTCTTATTATCACCATTATTATCATAAATAGTAACTTCTCTAGCATATCCCGCAATTGTGCTAATTGTACTTGCATTGTTTATAATCTTATTAGATTCGATAAACGCGTTATTACCCATAAATGCAATATGGTTTGTTAATAATAAAGGAACCTCTATGTCATTACCAGTACCACCTTCCTCGGCTTCTTTAGCTGACTTAGCATCAGGTGTCATAGACTCCGCTGCAGATGCCAATGATTCAGCAAACTCTGAAATCGGGGGATTTGGAGAATTAAATAAAGCATTAACATCGACATAA